CCGGCTGCTTATTCACGACAGCTTGCCGGCATACGGTGGGCGCAAGCAGATGCACGCCCTTGCCACGATCCGCACGACGCTTGATAATCTGGCCAGCTATTTCGAGGGACGGTGATGACCGACTGGAAACCGATCGACACTGCCCCGAAGGATGGCACTGTCATCATCACAAAGCGCGTGACGGAAGGCCCCATTCTTGGCGAGTACCGCGCGGTCTGGGGCACATTCGCGCCAGATGCAGAGATGCGGAAATGGCAGGACGGCGGTCTCTACGCCCCGATCCCGCCCGACAATGACTATGCCGATCAGGAGCACTGGATGCGGGAAGATCGGATGTATCGCGTGCCGGAGCCGACCCATTGGAAACCGGCATGACACCGATTGAGCGAGCCGCTCGCGCACTCGGCGATATCCGTTTCGAAGATGAGGTCGGCACGCCTCCTCTTAGATCGATTCTAAGTGACCGCGAACTGACAGCCGCCGTCCGCGCCGTCATCGCCGCTATCCGGGAGCCGAGCGCTGCTATGATCGATGACGCCTACGAGAGCTACAACGCCAACGGCGGCTCTCTGCGCGACGTCTTCATGGACATGATCGACAAGATGCTGGAGGAAGGGTGATGGCCAAGCCGATCGAGATCGAGGCCCTCCGTGGCGCAGCACCCCGCCGACGCGCCGGGTCATAATCGACACAATACCCGCATCGCCCTCTAGGCCGCGTTGAGCCACGATCTGGAGCGCAATCTCCCGCGTGGATTGCGGACCCTTGGCAACGCGCAGGATCGACAGAACAGCGCGGCTCATCTCGCCCCGCTTGCTCCACGACTTGGGCGGGGTGAATACCTTGGGAAGCACGCTCTCCGCCACGAAGTCAGGGGCGAACAGCCGTAGCGTCGCGTCCAGATGCTCAAGGTCTTTGGTAAGTGCTGACCAACGGGCTTGGCACCGGGCTATCTCTCCGGTGATCTCTGCGCGCTTACGCTTAAGCGCCTCTAGGGCTATGTCTGTCATACGATGACGATACGCACCGCAGACGATTACATCTATCTAGGTGTTGGTGCATTTGCTACATAATGCCGCAAATTTGCTGTCGGGCAAGAGGTGGAGCACGAAGGCGCAAAGTATCGTGTGTTGGCTATCGAGGCTGGAGCCGACGAGGGGCGGTGGGGTAAGGTGCGCCTGACCATAGAACCCATAGCGCAAACGGAGTAGCCAGTGGCGATCACCCGGCTCGGAGAGCGCAAAACACAGATGCTCCGCGACAGGTTAGGTCTCGACATTGTAAGCGCGTGGAGCCGAGGACGAGTCCGCGAACAAGGTACTCGATCACACCTAAGCGACAGCAGGGTTGCTCACTACTATCCGAAGGAACGTCGCGTTGAGTTCCAAACCGCATTGCCCCACGAAGGGGATTGATTCGGGAATGGCTCTGTGCTAAGAAAACCACGATGAATCAATGCGCCCGCAGCCGAAAGGTGAGTGGGCGTTTCGCGTTCTGGCCCTTGCGAGTACAAATGACACTCGGGCCAGACCCGCCCATCGTTCATCCGACGCGACACTCTTCAGCCAAACGGCTTTGCAACAGCGGTCGGCACCTGTTCGCGTGGGCGGGAATCATTTAGGTGGAGCGCAGATCGTAATCCGCTTGGGGACATCCCAACCGCGGACATGTAACCCATCTGGCTTTCTATGGAGGTCAAGCCGACCGCCCACGGTGTCGCTCGGGTTGCTCCAAGTAAGCATCGACCGATCTGGGCGATCGGGCCAGCGGTACAGTTGGGGCGCACCCCAACCTGACGAATCAAGAATGCAACGTTCAACATCGTAAGCGCTGGCTGATGAAATGTAATCGACGCTGGGCTGCTTGCTATCCCACTTGGTGATTGGCCCATCTAGGGCGAGCGCGAGTATGGCGATGAACATGGCAGCGCAGCCTACACCCCGCCAACGCGGACGCAAGGCAGTAGAGACCCGCAGACGCAGACTCGAGCGCACGCACCGCCTCTGCGAACGGTGTGCCTGCACAGGACGATGGACGCACCTCAAGTCCAAGCGGGTATCGATCGCAACGGTAGTGAACCACATCATCCCGCTAGCCCATGGTGGCAGCGACGATGACGAGAACACCGAGAACCTATGCCGGCCCTGCGACCTGATCGTGACCGCTGATCAGTTCGGGTACAAGGCACCCAAGCAACAGATCGGAGCAGATGGATGGCCGATCTAACCGATGCCGAGCAGCGCGTTGTGTTGCTGCTCGCCGATGCTTGGAACGCATTCGTCCTGCTCCCCGTGGAGCACGCCGACGATATCAACGAGTTCAGGGCGACCATCCACCGCGCACAAGAGAAGATGTTCGCCCGACCAGCTATCAGGGCGATGAATGCCAAATAGGCCGGGGGGTAGGTCGAAAGTCTGAGAGTTGATCAGGCGGAAACCGGCGCGAACTGAAATTCTCACATCCGCAATTCAGATCATGAGGGTTGGAAATGCCTAAGCCGAGATTGCCGGCTGCGAAGGCCGCTGTCTCTGGTGCGGTGCTTCACGACGCAGGACGATACGCCGATCGCAAGGCGCCGAAGGGTACTCGCCCGCTTGGCGAGCCGTACAAAGCGATGACTGATGCCGAGCGAGATGCCTGGCATGAATTCGCCTCAGAGTTGCCGTGGCTGAACTGTTCGCATCGAGCGCTGCTGCATTTGGCCTGCCGGCTGCGTGCCAGGCTGAACACGGACCCCGAAATGGGGGTCAATGCGATGCAGGCCTATTCGGCGATCCTGTCGAAGCTGGCCGCAACGCCGGTAGACGAAACGAAAGTGAGCATGCCGGATGGCGACGAAAGCGATCCCGCTGACACCTATTTCGGGCGACCGAACTAGCGCTTACGCGGAAGCGGTCGTTGCTGGCGAAATTATCGCGGGGCCGCACGTCCGCAATGCCTGTCGGCGGCATCTGGCGGATCTTGATCGAACGGATGGCATCCGGTTCGATTATGAGGCCGCGGAGTATGCGTTCGGGTTCTTCGAAAGCGTCCTGAAGCTCAGCGAGGGGCAATTCGAGGGCAAGCCGTTCGAGCTGGACCCGAGTCAGGCGTTCATCGTCGGGTCGCTGTTCGGTTGGAAGCGGGAGGATGGGCGAAGGCGGTTTCGTCGGGCTTATATCGAGCAGGGGAAGGGAAACGGTAAGTCTCCGCTCGCTGGTGGCATTGGCATCCTGGGTCTTTGCGCCGATGGTGAGGCCGGCGCACAGATCTACGCGGCGGCTGCGAAGCGCGAACAGGCGGGAATTCTTTTCGCCGATGCGGTGAAAATGGTGAAGGCCGCGCCGGCGCTGTCGAAGCGGTTGGAGTTTTCGGGCGGGCCGGGCCGCGAGTTCAATATCGCACATCACGCATCGGGCAGCTTCTTCCGGCCGGTGTCGCGGGACACGGGAAAGACCGGATCGGGGCCGCGTCCATATTTCGTGCTAGCGGACGAGGTCCACGAGCTTCCGGACCGCAAGATTATTGAGATGCTGGAGCGCGGCTTCAAGTTCCGCCGCGAGCCGCTCTTGTTCATGATCACGAACAGCGGGAGCGATCGTAACTCGGTCGCGTGGGAGGAACACGAACACGCGGTCAAGGTTGCCGCGGGGAACGTTGACGCGGTCACTGACCCGACATTCCTTGGCGAGATCATTGACGACACCACCTTCAGCTATGTTTGCGCCTTGGACGAGGGGGATGACCCCCTCAGCGACGAAGGGTGCTGGATCAAAGCAAACCCCCTGCTTGGGGTGACGATCACCGATGAGTATCTGCGCGAGACGGTGGCGCAGGCGAAGGCGATACCAGGTCAACTCAACGGCATTTTGCGACTTCACTTCTGCATCTGGACCGATGCTGAAACCGCATGGATGACTCGAGCGACGTTGGAGCCGTGCATCGCGGACTTCGATATTGCGAAGCATCACGGCGAACAGGTTTGGCTCGGGTTGGACCTTTCACAGAACCGCGACATCACGGCGTTAGGGGCGGTTGTTCGAACCGGTACGGACGCGAACAACAAACCTCTGTTTGACGCCTGGGTTGAGGCATGGACGCCCGGGGATACGCTGGCGGCGCGGGAATTGCGGGATAAACTGCCCTATGCAGTTTGGGCGCGGGATCGGCATATCCATGCGCCAGCCGGGGAAAGTATCAACTACCGGCACGTCGCGCAGACCTTGAGCGAATACGACCGCGACTTCGATGTTCAACTGGTCGCCTATGACCGGTTCGCGTTCAAGCGGTTCGAGGAAGACGTCGACGAATTGGGTCTGAGCCTGTCTTTTGCCGAGCATCCGCAAGGGGGCCTCAAGAAGGGCAAGCCTCTGGAACCGGGCGGCGAAGGCATGTGGATGCCTGGCTCGGTAAGGTTGCTTGAGGACGCGCTGCTCGAGGGTCGAATCCGTTTGAAGCGCAACCCGGTGCTGATCTCGGCAATGATGTCCGCGGTCATCGAAGAAGACAAATGGGGCAATCACTGGCTGGCGAAAACGCGGTCGGTAAACAAGATCGACGCAGCCATCGCGCTTGCGATGGCTATCGGAGCTGCGACCGCGGCTGACGTCGCCCCAAAGAAATATCAGATGCTCGTATTCGGCTGAGGAGGCCGCTCATATGCAGAACCGCGCCTATTCGGTCCTGTCGGTCAAATCGATCGACGAGGAAAAGCGGATCATCCGCGGTATCGCAACGACCCCGACCGTTGATCGGGTTGGAGATATCATCGACCCCATGGGTGTGAAGTTCACCAACCCATTGGCGTTCCTCTGGCAGCATCAGCACGACAAGCCGATCGGTTCGGTGAGGTTCGATAAGCCGACCGCCAAAGGTATTGGGTTCGAGGCGTCGATCGCGCATCCCGATACCGTGGAGTCGGTCACTCTGAAGGATCGCCTTCAGGAGGCATGGGATTCGATCAAGACCGGCCTTGTTCGTGCGGTCAGCGTGGGGTTCCGCCCGATCGAGTACAGTTTCATGGACAGCGGCGGCATCCGGTTCAGCGAGACCGAGGTGTTTGAGCTTTCTGCGGTGACGATCCCGGCTAACTCGCAGGCTCTGATCACCGAACTCAAATCGATCTATGGCGCCGATGCCGAGCTGCGCGCCATTAGAGCCCTTGACCGGGAGGCGCGGCAAGAGGCCGGTATTCCCGAACCCGAAATTCCGCAACCCGATGCGCCCGCCGCGGTTGGCAAGACTGTGCGCGTCGTGAAGCTGGAAGACCCCGCCCGCGGTAGGGCGAAGCCGTTCGTGATTCGCGACATCAAGCGCCTCTCGAACTAGTCCAACGCGGGTTCGCGCCGGGAGGCGCCGACCTTCCCTTAGATGGAAACCCAATCATGAACTACGCTGAGCAGATCAGCGCCTTCGAAACGAAGCGCGCGTCGCTGGTGGCTGCCAATGCCACCATCATGGAAAAGGCCGCGGGTGAGGGTTCGACCCTCGACGCCTCGCAGACCGAAGAGTTCGACGACAACCAGGAGCAGGTCGAGGCCATTGACGCTCACCTGAAGCGTCTCCGCTCGATGGAGAAGACGTCGATCGACACGACCAAGCTGACGCCGGTCGCTGGCCAGAAGGCCGATGAAGGCGCCGGTACCCGTCAGGGACAGATTCAGGTCAAGACCCAGCCCAAGCTGGATCCGGGCATTGGCTTTGCCCGCCTCGTCAAATGCTTCGGCATGGCCAAGGGCAACGTCCACGACGCGGCTCGCCTCGCCGGCATCCGTTATGGCGAGGACAGCAACGCCTTCGGCACGCTGAAGAACCTCGCAGACCGCGGTTTCCAGGCGATCGAGAAGGCGGAAGTTCCTGCAGGCTCGACCCAATCGGGAAGCTGGGCGGAGGATCTGGTCGGCGACACGACTTCGGCCTTCGCTGACTTCGTGTCGTTCCTGCGCCCGATGACGATCCTCGGCAAGTTCGGCACGAACGGCATTCCGTCGCTGCGCCGAGTTCCGTTCCGAGTTCCGTTGATCAGCCAGACGGCTGGCGGCGAGGGCTACTGGGTAGGCGAGGGCAAGGCAAAACCTCTGACCTCGTTCGACTTCGCCCGCACGACCCTGGAGCCGCTGAAGGTCGCGAATATCGCGGTGCTGACCGATGAGGTCATCCGTGATTCCTCGCCTTCGGCCGAAGCGATCGTGCGCGACCAGCTCGCAGAGGCGCTCAAGGCCCGTCTGGACATCGACTTCATCAATCCTGCCAAGACCGCAAGCGCGGGCGTTTCGCCGGCATCGATCACCAATGGCGCCCCGCATGCCGCGGCGTCGGGCACGGGTGATGCGGACGACGTGCGCGCGGACATCCGCTCGCTGCTGAACGAGTACATTGCGGCGAACAACCCGCCGACGACCGGTGTTCTCGTGATGCGCTCGGACACGGCGCTGGCGCTGTCGATGATGGTCAATGCGCTCGGTCAGAGCGAGTTCAACGGCATCGGCATGAACGGCGGTATGCTGCTTGGCATCCCGGTCATCACCTCGGAGCATGTCCCGGCTGGTGTGGTGGCGATGATCAACGCGGCCGATGTGTATCTGGCCGACGAAGGCGGCATCCGCCTCGATATGAGCCGCGAGGCTTCAATCGAAATGCTCGACAGCTCGCTGACGGGTGACTCGATCGGCGTGGTGCCGGGAACGGCTGCTTCGACCGTCTCGCTGTGGCAGACCAACAGCGTCGGCTTCCTCGCCGAGCGCACGATCAACTGGGCACGTCGCCGCACTTCTGCGGTCGCGTACCTGACTGGCGTGGCTTGGGGCGGTCCGGTCAACGACCTGAGCTGAGTGTAACGAGCGGCGGGCTTCGGCTCGCCGCCCTTTTTCAAGGAGACGGGAATGGCCCACCGCACTGTCTATGCCACCAAGAGCAGGCGCTATGGAACGCGCATGCTGACCGCTGGTGAGCCCCTGTACCTCTCAGGGCCTGCTGCACGCGCTATCTTGGCGCTCGGTCGCGCTACGAAGACGGCACCGCGGGCCAAGATAGCTCAAGCCGATGCGCCGACGCCGTCCAGCACTGGCGACGACCTGGCCGCACTCCGGGCTGAGTACCGCGAGAAGCTGAGCAAGAACCCCTTCAACGGCTGGGATGCTGCTACCCTGCGCGAGAAGATCGCAGCGGCGTGACGGGGAGCCTCGCTTACCGCAAGAACCAGGCCGCGATCTTCCGCGGCGAAGTTCCAGAGAAGTACACCCGCATCCTTCCCTTCGTCACTGGCGAACATGTGATCGAACTCGGCTCAGCCGAGGGCGTGCTTGCGCTGCTGATGGCCAAGGAGAGCAGGGAGGTCACCGCGGTTGAGCAGAACCGCGAACGCCACGTTGAGGCGCTGAGACTGGCCAGCAAGTGGCGAGTGGCAGGCGTCGAGTTCGTCAACGGGTCGATCGGCGACAGCATCGCTTTGCTGGACGGCAAGGACACGCTCGTGGCGGTGCGGATGGTCTATTACCTGCGCGAGACGATTGATGCGGTATTCGCGGAGATTGCCGAGCGCATTCCGACCGTGGTTCTCTGTGGCAACCGCAACCGTGCCGACAACTGGCGCGCTGGCACGCCGCATGAGCCGCTAGGGGATTTCAACCGCTACGCCTCGCTTGAGGGTATGCGGGACCTGCTTGAGCGCCATGGATATCGAATTGCCGAGGAAGTGACCGATGGCGACGAAATCGTTGTCGGTGTTATGGATCGCCCCGCAACTGATCAGGTTCAAGATATCGCCGCTTGATGGGCTTCAGGGCGTTGTCGGTGGTGACTGGGACCTCACGCGACGCTTCCCGTTGGCGGAGGCCGTCAAGCACCGGGCGATTGCTCAGCGATACCGCGGCGGTGCGGCGTGGGAAGACACGGACCTGTTCCGCCACGCCTACGCAGGGAGGCTTGGCCGGCGCGAGAGCGTGCGTGGCTGCGCGTCAATGAGAGCGCTGCTCGAGCAATATTATAGCCGCGTGGACGGCATGTTCGAGGACATGAAAAGCCGCGGGTTCGATGCGGAGGCAGGGCCTTTGCCCACCTTTCTGATCGGCCGCGACGGGAATGTATTCATCGGGAACCAGGGCAACCACCGCCTCGCCATGGCGCAGGTGTTGGGCTTGGACCGGATTGCTGGAAAGGTCGTATGCACCCACTCGAAGGCGTAAAGCCTATTCCGGCAATGACGACCGATGCCGAGCGGTCGTTATACTATCGGCTAGCAAAGGAGGCTGGTGAAGGCGCGATCGTGGAGTTCGGCGCGTGGTTAGGCGCTTCAACGGCCTATATCGCGGCTGGCGTTCGGGATTCTGGCGCTGACCGCAAGGTGCAGGTCTATGACAAGTTCCTGTCGAAACCCGGGCACGCGCGGAAGGTCGAGGCGTTCTACGGCAAGCACGGTGGGGCGATCCCCATCGGGCCGAGCCTCCAGCAGTTCAAGGCCAATCTCGGGCCGCTGATCGATCATGTGGAGGTTCACCAGGGGCAGATTGAGGACCTGCAATGGAGCGGTGGCCCCATTGGCGTCCTGATCACCGATGCGCCAAAGCGTGTACCTCAGATTTCGCCCGTGCTGACCGAACTACGGGAGGCATTGCAGCCGGGTGCGATCATGGCGTGGCAGGACTTCTGCCACTTCCCGAGCTATGAAATTCCGGCGTGCCTGTATCGGCTTCGGCATCACATCGAGTTCGTCGAAGCGGTGGTGCCGGGGACGACGCTGGTGTTCCGGGTCAAGTCGCAATGGAACGCGTCGGAGGTCTCACTCAAAGCGCTCTCGCTTGACCGCTGGTCACCCGAAGAGATTGCCGAAGCATGGGAATATTGGTCCTCATTCGTACCTGAAGAAAAAGCCCCGCTATTTCAGTGCGGAGCGGCAATGTTTCTGTGCGACTCGGGTCACCCAAGGGAGGCGGTAGAGCGCCTTCGTCCGGTCATGACTAACGATGCGGTCGCGAAGAAATGGGAATATCTGCGCACAAACCGGCCTGACTTCGTGGTTCGCTATGCGCCGCTGTTCAAGCAAATGGCCAAGGCCGCGTGATTACCATCCTGACCTGGCTGTGGAAGCAGCCGAACGGCCGAACCGCGTACACCGCTGATCATGTGAATATCTGGGCCTCGATGGTCTCGCGCAATCTCGCGATGCCGCACGAGTTGGCCTGCGTGACCAACATGCCTAGAGGCATTGATCCGAAAGTCAGGATCATCACCCCGCCGGGTGAGTTTGAGGATGTGACGACGCCGCGGTGGGCCAATGGCCGACCGAGTTGCTTTCGCCGGCTCGCGATGTTCCGCCGCGATGCAGCCGCCATGTTTGGCAAGCGGTTCGTGTGCATGGATCTGGACGTGGTGATTGGTGGGCCGCTGGATCCGCTGTTCGATCGCTCGGATGATCTGGTCATCTTCAAGGGGACGGCCCCCAACCGCCCGTACAATGGCAGTATGATCCTGATGACGGCTGGATGCAGGCCGCAGGTGTACGAGAAGTTCACGCAGGACGGAGCAATCGAAGCGGGGCAGCTATACACCGGCTCGGATCAGGCATGGCTCGCGCATATTCTCGGTTACGGCGAGGCGACGTGGAGCGAAGCGGACGGGGTGCACTGGCACGGCTCGCGTCCGATGCGGACCGAGACCGAGCCGCGGGTTCTGTTCTTCCCCGGCACGCTCAAGCCGTGGTCGCTCGTTCACATCAACAAGTTCGTCCGAGCAAATTATCGCGTCACGAATGAGAGGGAGGCCGCCTGATGCAGTTGTTCGGCTTCACCATCTCCCGCGGTGCAGAGAAAAAGGCCCTCAGCCCTGTTGCCGAGGGGCGCGGTGGCTGGTGGCCAGTCATTCGGGAATATTTCCCCGGCGCTTGGCAGCAGAACGCCCCACCGATTAGCCCGGACAGCGTGCTGGCAAACCATGCCGTCTTCGCCTGCCAAACCCTGATCGCGAGCGACATTTCAAAACTTCGGGTCAAGCTGGTCGCGCAGGATAGCGACGGCATCTGGAGCGAGGTCAAGAACCCAGCGTATTCGCCTGTACTGCGGAAGCCGAACGGATATCAGAACCGGATTCAGTTCTTCGAGAATTGGGTGCTGTCAAAGCTCCAGCGCGGCAACACCTACGTCCTGAAGCGCAGGGATGGGCGTGGCGTCGTCGTTGGTCTCTATGTGCTTTCGCCGGATCTGGTGACGCCGCTGGTCTCGGATAGCGGTGAAGTGTTTTACGAGCTGCGCGCGGACAATCTGAGCGGCGTGGGGGAGCAGATTGTCGTCCCCGCTCGCGAGATCATCCACGACCGGTTCAACTGCTTCTTCCACCCGCTGGTCGGGCTGTCGCCGATCTTCGCTAACGGGCTCGCAGCGACGCAGGGCATCGCGATCCAGAACGCCAGCACGAAGCTGTTCCAGAACGGCGCTCGCCCCGGTGGTATCCTGACAGCGCCAGAAGCGATCAGCGACGAGACCGCGGTGCGGCTCAAGGAATACTGGGACGCGAACTTCAGTGGTTCGAACGCCGGCAAGGTCGCGGTTCTAGGCGATGGCCTGAAGTACGAAGCGATGTCGATGAAATCGACTGACGCGCAGTTGATTGAGCAGTTGAAGTGGACAGCCGAGGTCATCTGCTCGACCTACCACGTTCCGCCCTACAAGATCGGCGTGGGCGATCTGCCCAGTTACAACAACGTTCAGGCGCTCAACACCGAGTATTACTCGCAGTGCCTTCAGGTGCTGATTGAGGCGATCGAGCTATGCCTAGATGAGGGCTTGGCGACTGGTGAAACGCTAGGCACCGAGTTCGACATCGACAACTTGCTGCGCATGGACAGCGTGACCCAGATGCAGGTCCTGAAGGAGGGCGCCGGCATTCTGAAGATCGATGAGATGCGCGCCAAGCTCGACAAGAAGCCCACCGCGGGTGGTGACGCTGTTTATCTGCAGCAGCAAAACTACAGCCTCGCGGCCCTCGCGAAGCGGGATGCGCAGGAAGACCCGTTCGGCACCGCCGCACCGGCACCGGCCCCGGTTGAAGAAGTCGCCAATGACAATGAGGAAGCGCGCCGTGCTGCGCTCGCCCTCTTCGAGAAAGATCTGCGGGAGGCCTTGAATGCTTGACACCAAGGCTCTCGCCGAAGCGACGGCTGCCATCGTAAAGCAGCACGTTGAGGCGGCGACGGCCCCGCTGCTCGCACGTATTGCGGCGCTAGAGGAAGCCAAGGCGGACACGCCTGATTTCGTCGCGATGGTCGCGGGTGAGGTTTCGAAGCTGCATATTCCGGCCGCGCCGGAGCCCATCGCTCCAGACATGGATGCCATTGGGGAACTAGTCGAACGCGCTGTGTCGGAACGGGTGAAGGCGATCCCTGCGCCGAAGGATGGCACGAGCATCACTCTCGACGATGTGCGTCCCCTGATCGAGGAAGGCGTCGCAAAGGCTGTCGCTGAAATCCCGGTGCCAACCAACGGCGAGCCGGGCAAGGATGGGGCTGGGATCGCTGATCTGGTGATTGATCGCACCGGCGGGCTCGTCGCGACGTTCACCGATGGCCGCATGAAAGAGCTTGGCCAGGTCGTCGGCAAGGATGGGCAGGACGGTGAGCCCGGCAAGGATGGTCAGCACGGCATGGGGCCGGAGGACATCGGCCTGACCTTGATGGAGGATGGGCGCACGCTGCGCTTCAGCTTCGACAAGGGCGATACCGAGTACGCTTTTCAAATCCCATTTCCGGTCATGATCTACCGCGGTGTCTGGCAGGATGGCCAGGCTTACGAGGAAGGCGACACGGTCACTTGGGGCGGCTCGCTATGGCACGCCAACAAGGGAACGGCCGGCAAGCCTGACGGCGGTGACTGGACCCTTTGCGCCAAGAAGGGGCGCGATGGGAAGGACGCCAAGTAATGGCCGCGCTGATCACGCTCGAGGAAGCGCGCACGCACCTTCGGCTCACCGAGGATGAGTTTGAAGACGCGGATATCGCAGCGACGGTCACGTTCCAGGCCGAGGCTGCAAGTGATATTGTGATCGACTATCTCAAGCGCCCTGATCACGAATGGACGGAAGCGGATGCACCGGCACTGGTGAAGGCCGCGATCCTTCTCGTTCTCGGGGCACTGTTCGACAATCGAGAGGGCGGAGACCCAATCAGCGATGCAGTAAAATCCTTGCTGTGGCGCTACCGGGACCCGGCACTCGCATGAAGGCCACCCCGCGCAAGCACAAGATCGTGATCGAGCGCAGCGGGCCGCCAGTAGATGACGGAATGACGACGCAGCCTGGTGCTTTCGCGCCATATCTAGCCGCGAACGCAGCCATAATCTGGGGCAGTGGCAACGAACAGAGGAAGGCGGCGCAAGAAGGTGGTGCGCAGGTCGCGACATTCGAGGTGCTGAGCAACTCCAAGACCCGCACTATCAGCGTCACTGATCGCATCCGCTACCCGGTGTCAGATGCGGACCAGAGTGTCTGGCCTATTTGGGATATCCAAGCCGTGTCCGATTTGGGGTTCAACGAGGGCGTGCGCGTGACGGCGCAACGGGCGGCTGAGTAATGCGCCCCGCCTTGCGTTCCCGCTTGCTGGCAAACGGGACGATTACCGGACTGGTGGCCACGCGCGTTGATTGGGGACTGCGGCCGGCCAATTCTGCGCTCCCTGCGATCGTGCTGACTAAGGCCGCGCCTGGGCAGGACTGGACGTTCAAAGGCCCCGATACGCTGATCAACCCATGGGTGCAGTTCGATTGCTACGGCGCGACGCAGGTAAGCGCGCTCGCTGTCGCAGACGCGCTTCAGGCCGAAATGCAGAGGCTGACAGAAGTCACGGTCGGCGGGTGGAAGTTTCTGCCCCCTGCCATTCTGGTGAGCGACGACGGACCTAATCCGGAGGATATGATCGGCGGCGGTGTCGCCTACCGTATCCGGCATGATTACCAGTTCTGGGTGCGCCCCGCGTGATCAAGATGGATCAGGTCGATGGCCTGAAGGAACTCGACAAACTGCTAGGGGAGTTGCCGCGGACCGTCGCGCGTCGGGAAATGCAGCAGGACGGCATCGGGGCGCTCAAGCCATTCGTGGATGCGTGGAAGGCGGCGGCTCCGGTGGACGCAGACCCGGCAAGCACGCCAAAGCGCCCGCCCGGCACCTATCGCGACAGCATCCACGCTGGAACGCGATTGAACAAGTCACAGGCGCGCACCGCACGGCGTGAGGGCAAGAGCTTCGCCGAAGTCTACGCGGGCACGAACGATCCCGCTGGCGTGCAGACCGAGTTCGGCAATGCCCATCAAGCTGCGCAGCCCGCGGGGCGCCCGGCATGGGACGCGACACAGCAAGAAGTTCTGCGGGGCGTAGGCGGGCGCATGTGGACCCGCATCGAGAAGGTCCGCGCCAAGCAAGCGGCAAAACTGGCGAAAATCAAGTAATCTACAAGGAGCGACGTGATGGCGAATACGACGATCGGCTGGAGCGCCGAACTGTGGATCGACAATGACGGCGGCACGCCGACGCAGGTGGCGGAAGTCATCAGCATCAGCCTGCCCAACCCGCAGGTGGCAGAGGTGGAGGCAACCCACTTCAAGAGCCCGGGTCGAGCCCGTGAGTATATCACCGGCCTGATCGAGAATGGCGAGATCACCTTCGGCATCAACTACGACGCTGGCTCCGCAACGGACACGCTGATCAACAGCGCGCTCAACGACGATCAGCCGCGCGAGATCATGGTCTCGGTTCCGACCGTGTCGGGCGTGAACCAGGAATTCACCTTCCCCGGCATCGTCAAGGGCTACGAGAAGACGATCCCGATCGATGACCGCCAGACGGCGACGATCACGATCCGCGTCGCTGGTGCGGTGGTGCAGGCGGCTGCTTCCTGATGCTGCCTGACAATCCTCTCCGCGGCGAAACCTCGCTCGAGATCGGCGGGGAATCGTATCTCCTGACATACGACGTGTCCGCCTTCATCTATGCCCAGCAGGCAACGGGCATGAAGATGACGGAACTGGTGTCGAAGTTCAGCGAGGATGCGGACGACCTCGTTGTCCTACGAGCCATCTTCTGGGCGGGACTCCAGCGCGCGCACGAGATGCCGATGAGCGCCGTGGACGATCTGCTCTCGACCTGCGGACCTGCCAAGGCGAGGCTCGCGGTATCGGAGGGCCTTGCTGCAGCGTTCGGCGGGCCAGAGGAGGCTAGGGAGACGGGAAAGGCTCCGAAGCCTCAGGCGAAGCGTGGAACTGGCTAGATCACTACGAGGGGTGGTGCGAGGCGGGTTGGCCACCCGATGATTTCTGGCATCAAACGCCGCGACTGCTCAACCGCGCTCGGAACGGGTATCAGAGCCGGGTCGATATCGCCATCACGCTAGCCGGAGGAAAGCGGAAGCCCGCTGCGCCGGCTCAGTCGCAGAAGCAGACCCCGCAGCAAATGCTCAGCATTCTAACCTCGTGGCAGGGGGCTACGGCGCATCTCGGCTGAGATCAGCTATCGTCGCCTGATCGCAAACGCCTGCGCACAATCTGATTGTGAAGCACTAGCGCCAAAGGGAGCGGGACGACCGCACAGGCGATCGCGCCTAGACTAAAGAACAACTGCGTCCCCGGCGGCGCAACGAAAATAGCCGTGTAGAGCAGAAACGCGCCAGCAGCGAAGCCCACGATCACGAGGGCATCCACAACCAGCATCCGCAGCAGTTCGCCTGTCGTCATGGCGAAGCTTCATAATCACGAGGGGCGTTCATGGCAAATGGCGGCTTGATCGGCGCGCTCCGAGTAACGCTCGGGATAGACACCGCGCAATTTGAGGCGGGGACCAAGCGCGCGAGAGGGATTGCCCGCCGTGACGCGACGGCGATTCAGCAAGAGCTTTCGAAGATCCGGAGTGGGTTCAACACCCTCCTGACCGGTGTCGCCGCCACGGCGCTGGTCGCGGCCGGCAAGCGGGCGTTGGATTATGCTTCTTCGTTGGGGGAGGTGGCGCAGCAGGCTGGCGTTTCTGCGAAAGAGCTTCAGGAATACCGGTACGCGGCATCGCAGGCCGGCATCACGTCCGATGAAATGGACAAGGCGCTTGCCAAGCTCACCAAGACAATGGGCGAGGCGCTAGCTGGAGAGAAATCGCAGGTAGCCGCATTCCGTGAGCTTGGCGTTGCACTTCAGGATGCGAATGGGCGCGTCTATACCGCGGGTGAGCTGATCCCGAAGCTGGCCGACGCTTTCGCCAAGATCGAAGATCCGGCGAAGCGCGCTCGGCTGCAAACCGACCTGTTCGGAAAGTCGGGCCAGAAGCTAGACACTCTTCTGGCGGGTGGCTCAAAGGCCATCAATGAGTTGCGCGACGCTGCGCACAGGCTCGGTATCGTCCTGTCCGATGAGCAGATCCAAAACGCTGACAAGACGGCGGATAAGCTTTCCGAGCTGAAGCAAGTCCTCGAGGCGCGCATTGCCGGGGTAGTGGCCGACAATGCGTCGGCAATCGCTGGCCTCGCCGATGCGTTGTTCAGGCTGGCCGCTAGCGCAGCTCAGGTTTCTGAAAAGCTTCCTGGCGCACTCACGATTGCTGCTGGGGCCGCTATCGGCGGGAAGGTGGGCAAAGCTCCCGGCGCGCTACTCGGCGGATTGGCTGGCCTCACCTACGAACTGTACGACCGCAGTCAGAACGACACATATGGCGTTAAAGGCATGTCGAATGCCGATTTGGCCAAGCGGGCGCGCAAGCTAGCGGGTGAGGTGAGGGGCGGTCGTAACGATGAGACTGCCAACAATGTTGCTAGCGCCATCAATCAGGAAGTTGCGCGCCGAATTGCGGCCCGAAACGCGCCCAAGCCGACACCTCAAGCTGCGGTGGGCGATGGCGCGCTCCCCGTGGCGAGCGGCAGCGGAGGAAGGAAGCCAAAGCGCGGCCCCAAGGATCGCAGCTCGGAATATCTCGAGCGCTTCAACCGCGAGATGGCCTCACTCAATGATGAGGAACTGCGCCTCAAGCAGGACATCACCACTGACGTTCGCGAGCGTGCGCGGTTGGAGCATCTTCGGATCGAGACCGAGGAAGCCGCCTACAATATCGATGTCGATAGCCGAGAGAAATCCGGGGAACTGACGAAGGCGCAGGCTGAAGCGCTTCGGCTCCAACATGCGCAGAATGCCCAGAAGCAGCACACGCTCGTCAATTGGGAACTCGACGACCAGTTGACCGAGCAGGAGCTAGACCTGAAGCGCTCGGTGATCGAGATCGATACCGAGGTGCTTCGCAATCAGCTCGATGCTGCCCGCACGCAGGAAGATCGGCGCCGCATCCAATTGCGCATCCTCGACAAAGAAATCGAGATGGAGCGTGCCGCGTTGGAGGCCGTCAAAGCGCGGCACGCCACGACTGATATCGAGTACCAGATTGCCGAGGCCAAGCTGAAGCAGCTCGACAGCACCCGCGGTGCCCGAGAGGCAGCCGTCAAGCGCGACACGATGGGTCCGCTCGAGCGATATGTGGACAGCCTGCCCAAGGACGCCAAGGAACTCAACGAGGCCTATCAGTCTGTCGCGGCCGAAGGTCTCCAGTCTCTCAACGACGGACTTGCCGATGCGATCCTGCAAAGCAAATCGCTCGGGGACGTCTTCGGCAACATCGCCGACCAGATCATCAACGACCTCGCCCGGATTGCTATCCAGCAGGCGATCATCAAGCCGCTCGCCAAGATGCTGTTTGGTGAGGGAGGGAACGGGTCTGGAGGTGGCGGAATTCTCTCCGCGATCGGGTCGCTGTTTGGAGGTGCATCCGGAGGCGGGAGCGGGTCGAAGACGACCAACCTTCCCAAGCTCGCCACTGGAGGCTCATTCAAGGTTGGCGGTCTTGCAGGGACTGACCGAAACGTACTGGCCATCAACGGAATCCCGCGCGTACGCGTGTCGGCTGATGAAAAGATCAATGTCGAGCGTGCCGGACAGGACAATGAGCGCCCGATCGTCGTCTATGTGACGGGCGAGGAGGGGGCCGCATTCGTGCCTCGCGTCGCAGGCATTGCGGGTACGCAGTCAGCACAAGTTGTCGCTGGAACGGTAAGGCGCCAGGCCCGCGCGGGTCGGGCTCGACTGGCCTAGCATGGCAAGCATTGACCTGACCTCACTGCGGATCGCATCCGCGGTACCAACGCCCTATGCCTTTTCGGGTTGGCGTCAGCCCGGATTGGGCGGGGCGCTTTCCTATGAGGGTCGTCTCGGTGACCGATGGATGATGACGGTTCGCACGCCGATGATGAAGGTCGAGCCGGATTGGCGTCGGCTGTCGGCGCTGTTCGACGATGCGGAGCGGTTAGGTGGAATTATCGAAATCCCACAACCAGACTTCAACGTCGGTGCGCCCGGTACGCCACTGGTGTCCGCGACGACGGCAAGCGGGCGGTCGATCCCGATTGACGGCCTGACGCCGAACTACGCGATCAAGGCCGGGCAATGGCTTAACTACACCAAAGGCGGGGTGATCTACGCCGACCGTGTCGCAGAGCAGGTGATTGCGAACGGGAGCGGGCAGGCGACAGTTCGGCTGCGCAACCTTCTGCGCGTCTCGCTCGCAGATGGGGATGTGATCGAGTTGGGCGGCCCCAAAATGGAGGGCGCGATTCAGGTCACGTCCCGACCGCCGCTTGAGGTCGAGCGGGTAACCTCGATCGAGTTCACTGTGACGGAGTTGAAGTGATGCAGCGCATCGTCATCGCGGCTGTCATGCTTGCCGAGCTACCGGGTCATACGGCCTATCTTAGCGACGGGGGCATGGTGGTTGTCGATGGCAATACGTACACCAGTGAAGATAGCGTCCTAGGAGTTCCTGTCGGGTTCGAGAGCCTGAACGAAGGGGTGGGCGACGAAGCGCCAGCGGCGGCAATCACGTTCAACCCGCCCAGTGGCGTGGCATCGTCAACGCTGAATGACCCCGCGTTGGCAAACGCCCGCATTCGCATTTCAGTTGTCGAGATCGATGAGGATGATGGGACCGAGGTTGGCGATGCCGAGCAGGTCGCGGATTTCATCATCGATAATCCGTCGCTCAAATTCGAGAACAACGCGCGCCAGCTTGAGTTCTCGTGCGTCTCTAATGCTGAACGACTGTTCCTCATCAACCAAGGCAACTGCCTATCGCCTTCGTTCCACGAGCAAATCTGGCCGGGGGAAAAGGGTCTGGCGAATGCGTCGGGCGTGGCTCGCTCCGTGGCTTGGGGCGCTGCATCGGCGCCGCGTGGATCGAGTTCGGGCGGCGTAGTAGGTGGCGGAAGCGGCGATGGTGGCGGCATGTACTACCCGGCGCCGATCGAATGAACCTCAACGAACGCGTGAGCCGCACCGCGGAAGTGATTGAGCGCTTTCGGGACAAACCGTTCGCGTGGGACACGCGGGGCAACTGCATTCACCTCGGCAAGGCGCAGGCCAAGGCGTTGAAGGTTCGGACGCCCACGGTTCCAAGGTTCTCCACCTATGCCGGAGCAGTCAAAGCACTCAAGGCTACAGGCTACGACAGCCTCGAAGCGCTTTTGGACTCGCTCTTCCCGCGCATCGCGCCAGCAAGGTTGATCGTTGGGGACATCGCCATGCTTCCCGGCCTCGCCCCGTTCAATGCGCTGGTCATCGCGGCGGGCGGGCAAAAGGTGCTCGGCTGGCACGAGGCCGATATGAGCCGCATGCTCCCGATCGAGGTGAGCAAGGCGGAGTTCGTTGCTGCGTGGGCTGTAGGACGATGAGCGGCGTCTTCAGGGCAGTCGGCAAGATCGCCGGCGTCGTCGCAGCCGTTGCACTCACGGCTGG